GACGACGACAGCTCGGCGATCCTCAAGCTCGCCGCAGTCATGGACCGCATCGTCGTGTCCCACAACTTCCCAGACGTCACGACCGGCGAGCTTGCCGCAAGCATGCTCGACGTCGCACCCGACGCCTTGGCCGGCCTCTCCGAAGGCTGGTCGCGCAAGGCGTTCGCGGTGGACCCCTCCTAACCGCCGCGGCGCATCGCTACGGCCGAGGCGACTCGGTCTCGCCGCCGGCGGAGCTGGCCTTCTACATCCTGGCCAAGGAGTTCGGGGTAGCGCCGTGGGAGGTACAGGAGGCACCGCTGGAGGAGGTGATGCGCGCACTCGCCATCACCGCAGCGATCCGTAAGGGGGAGGAAGCCCGACAGAAGAGGAGCCCCAAGTGACCGCAGGCATCTATGACGTGACCCTCGAACAGGGCGCAACCTTCACCCGGACCATCACCTACAACACGAGCGCCGGATCCCCGGTCGACCTAACCGGCTTCACCGCCGAGATGGATCTCCGCCCGAGCTACAACTCGAGCACGGTCGTCCTCACGCTCACCACGTCCAACGGGCGCATCGCCCTCGGTGGCGCCGCCGGCACCATCACCCTCACCGTCACCGCCGCAGACATGGCCGCCCTCACGGCGCCGGCCGACGGGGTCTATGACCTCGAGCTCTCCAGCGGTGGCACGACCACGCGCCTCATTCAAGGCACGTGGACCATCAGCCCAGAAGCGACCCGATGACCCAGCGCATCGTCCTCAACGACCAGCCGAACGAGGTGGTGATCAACCCCACCACGCTCGACATCGTTGTTGACCAAGTCACGACCCCCGTCACCATCGCGGCCTCCGGGCCGCAGGGCATCCCGGGCGTGGCCGGCGCACAGGGACCGCAGGGCCCACAAGGCACCCAGGGCATCCAAGGCATCCAGGGCACCCAAGGCATCCAGGGCATCCAGGGCGACCAGGGCCTCGCCGGCGACACCTACCAGACCACCAGCGACACCGAGCTCGAGATCGTCTCGAGCGGCGAGATCACGCTCACTGTCGGGACCGGCCTCTCCTACTCGACCAACCAGACCATCCTGATCAGCCACGACTTCGCCAACCACATGCACGCCGAGGTCGATACCTACAACTCCGGCACCGGCGTCATTGTCGCCCAGGTCACCGGCTTTGAGGGCTCCGGCACCTACGACAGCTGGGAGGTCAACCTCTCCGGCGCCGTCGGCGCGCAGGGTGCCCAGGGCATCCAGGGAGAACAGGGCACCCAGGGCATCCAGGGCGAGCAGGGCATCCAGGGAATCCAAGGCATCCAGGGCGAGACCGGCCCGACCGGCGCGACCGGAGCCACGGGCGTCGTCACCGCCACCGCCCCGGCCACCTACGACGCTCCGACCCAGACCATCGGCGTCACCCTCGGCACGAGCGGCACCAGCGCCGCCGCCGGCAACGACGCCCGCCTCAGCGACGCCCGCACCCCACTCGCCCACGCCTCGAGCCACAACGCCGGGGGCTCCGACGCCCTCGCCATCGACGCAGTTGCCGCGACCGGCTCGCTTCGAACGCTCGGCACCAGCTCGACCAGCGCAGCCGCCGGGAACGACGCGCGACTCTCGGATGACCGCTACCCCAATGCGAGCTACTGGGAGACATTCGAGCTCATTAACTACGGAGCCGCGAACACCATCGCCACTGCCGGCTTGCACCAGGCGAACGGCAACCAGCTGGCAACCAGCAGCCTTCAGCTGCGCTGGGCCTATGTTCGTCCGCATCGGACGCTTACCGTCAGCAAGATGTCCATGGCGATCGGCGGCACCAACGGCTTGACTGGCTTCCAGGTTGGTATTTACACTACGGCGGCGAATGGCACCGCCTACAACCTGACACTTGTTGCCCGCACCTCCGGGACCGCGTTTGGAACGGGCACCATCGCCAACGGCCTCTACACTGCGGCGCTCGATACTGCGGGCGGCTATCCATCCACATACACACTCAACGCGGGCACCCTCTATGTCTTTGCCTTTGTCGCCAACGCGACAACCTCGGCCGGTAACCATTTGACCGTGCCGGCAGCGTCGCAGCTTATGAGCTACGTTGTGCCGATGGGCGACAATGTGGGCATCTCCTCAGCCGTATTGCCGGCCACTCGCACCTCCGCCGCGGCAGTCGGCACAAACGCGCGGCCCTGGATTCGAGCGGACGAATAACATGGCAGGCAACAACTCGGACTTCGCGATCAAGATCGAGGGGGACACCTCCCTCCGCCTCGCGATGGCTGCCAACGGCGACACGAAGGCGATCGACAAGGCAATCCAGACCGCCGCGATCAAGGCGGCCGCTCCGATCGCCAAGGTCGCGAAGAGCAAGGCCCCGGTCCTCAGCGGCCGGCTCAAGCGCGCGATCAAGGCGAAGAAGGCCCGCTACGACCGCCCCGGCGCCATCGCCACAATCAACCCGGGCAAGAGCCGCAAGGATATGGGCGGAGCCTACTACCGCTACATCGTCACCAGCGGCATCCCATCCCGCAACTATCCGGCCCGCCCCTTCATGGATGATGCATTCGCGTCCGCGGGCGCCGAGGCCATCCGCATCTTCGAAGCCACGATCGAGGATCTCGTCACCAACAAGCTCGTCCCCAAGAGCAAGAGGTAACCCATGACCGCCAAGCAGAACGTCTACATCAGCCTCATCGGCAAGGACAACGTCAGCAAGACGCTGAAGAACGTCTCGGCCGGCTTCAAGCGCCTACGTTCTGGCGCGAGTGCGGTTGGCGGGGCCCTGCTCAAGGTCGGAGCCGTTGCCGCAACCGCCGCCGCTGCAATCGCCGGCGGGATCATCGCCGCCACCAAGGCCGCCGCCGACGAAGAGAAGGGCATCAAGGCGCTAACCGCCTCCATCGCTGCCAACGTGAAGGGGCGCACCGATCTCGTCAAGGTCGAGGAAGAGGTCGCTGCCCAGCAGAAGAAGCTCGCCTTCAGCGACGGCGAGATCCGCGCCTCCCTCCAGGCGCTCCTCCCGTTCACCAAGGATACCGCCAAGGCGTTCAAGATCCAGTCGGTCGCCGCCGACCTCGCCCGCGCCAAGAACATCTCGCTCGAGGAGGCGTCGGTCACCATCGCCAAGGCGATGAACGGCAGCGCCCGCGCCACGAAGGAGCTCGGCATCCAACTCCCGAAGACTGCCTCGAAGGCGCAGATCCTCGGCGCGATCCAGGCCAAGGTCGCCGGCCAGGCTGACGCCTACGCCAACTCGACCGAGGGCCAGTTCACCAAGCTCAAGAACAGCTTCGACGACATCACCGAGACCCTCGGCGCCCAGTTCCTCCCGATCGCCAACGACGTCGCCAAGTGGGCCAACGACACCCTCCTCCCTGCTATCGAGGCAGCCCTCCCGACCATCATCTCCTTCGGCAAGTCGTTCATTGACGGCGCCGCGGCGATCGGCCGGGTCGTCATCCCGATCCTCCAGCAGGTCGTTCAGTTCGTCATGACCACGGTGGTCCCCATCCTTCAGAACCTCGCCAAGACGTTCTTCGGCCCGGGCGGCATTGCCGAGTCGGTGATGAAGGTCGTCGGTCCGATCGTCCAGAACCTGATCCCAGTCTTCAAGAGCCTGATCGGCATCGTCGGCGACATCATCGGGAAGATTGGCAACCTGGTCGGCGTCCTCTGGGGCGACGGCAAGGGGCCGCTCGCCATCGCCGTCAAGCTCATCGGCGGCGCCTTCGGAGTCCTCGGGACCATCCTCGGCGCCATCGGTAAGGCGATCGGCTTCGTCATCGACCTGATCGCCAAGATGGTCAAGGCCATCGTCGACAGCCCCCTCGGGCAGATCATCGGCGCGGTCGGGGGCTTCGTCGGCGATCTTCTCAGCGGGACCAAGGCAGGAGGCGGCCCAGTCAGCCGCAACGGCGCCTATCTCGTGGGGGAGCGCGGCCCCGAGGTGTTCGCACCGGCCACCGGCGGGCGCATTATCCCAAACCACCGCCTCGCCGCCCCGGCGATGACCTCCGGCTCTGCCGGTGGCTTCAGCGCGGGCGATCTCCGCGGCGCCCTCTCGGGGATGACCGTGGTCATGGACGGCAACGTCGTCGGCAGCCTCATCGACAACCGCCTGGCTACCCGCATCCGCGGGGCCAGGACCAGTACTCGGCAGTAAGGAAGGAAGAGCACTATGGCACTCGGCACGATCGCAATCACCCAGGGCGACGGCGGCAAGGTCCTCGCGACCAGCTCAATCGTTCAGGACTCGACGACCGTCGAGCTCCAGCGCTACATCCCGGAGAACTTCGCCTCGGCGGGGCCGGAGACGTACGCCATCGCCGCGGTCCCAACCTCGCCGACCGGCGCCGGTGTCCTTCTCTCCATCGAGAACAACGGCGGCTCGGGGCTCAACCTCTACGTCGCTCGGATCGAAGTCCAGCAGACGAGCACCGCCTCTTCGGCCGTGGCTCGTGAGATCCGCATCGGCCGCGCCGCTGCAAACGGCACCGCCGGGACCTCGACCACCCCAATCAGCTACGACCCGAACGCGGGCGTCTCGGGCTGCACGATCCGCACCAGCTCGGCCGCGACCCCGGACACCGGGATCACCGCACCAACAAGCCCGAACATCTACGAGACCAAGAACATCGTCCTCGGCTCGACGACCGCAACCCTCTCCTCGGTGGCCTTCGACTTCGTCAACCCGGGCCAGCTCCCGGGCGTCCCGTACGACTCGACGACTCCGATCACCGTGGCCATCTCCGGCAGCGCGTCGACCGCCGGCCTGGTCATCAACGTGGTATACCTCGAACACGGAGTCTAAATCGTGAGCACCCCTACGCTCACCACAGGAGTCGCGGCGCCATTCTCGCTGACCATTCGCGGCAGCCGGCTGACGCATAACCTCCTGGCGCTGCAGCCTAAGGGGATCGACTTTGATGGGTTCGTTCCAGAGTATCAACGCCCCTATGTCCTCCCGGAGTCGGTCACGCTCGAGCAGTCGGCGGACAACATCGGCGGAACGTTGAGCTTCACCATCGAGGAGCCCCTCACCCTCTACGGGCAGGTCGGCGTGACCCCGCACTACGGCGCGTGGTTCGAGGACGGCCTGCTCCCCGACAACGCGATCGTCGAGTATACTCAGGGCGCCGCGGTCGATCCAAACCTCCTCGGGCAGACCCGCCTCTTCGTTGGCTTTGTTGATCAGATCGAGATCGAGACGAACGGGGCCGGACTTGGCTCACGCGCAAACGTGACCTGCGTCAGCACCAACACCATCCTCGACCGTATCGTCGTACGCAAGCCGATCGGCGCGACCCGCCGCGGACTCGCCGCTGGCAAGGTCACCATCAAGGCCGGCTCCGACCAGGCCCAGATCAGGGCCATCCTCAAGCTCGCGGGCTCGCTGCGCAAGTACGGCTCGCTCCTCATCTTCAACCCGGGGAACTACTCGCTCGTCGAGGATACTGGGGTCGCCCTCCCGGCCCTCGAGGTCCAGCCCGGAACCCTGCGCTCCGCGCTCGAGTCGGTCATCGAGGCGGCCCAGGAGAAGGACGGCAAGCGCCGTCAGGTCCACGTCGACCCGGCGACCGGCGCACTCTCCTACGGCTACGCCGTGAGCGACATCACCACCACCAACGCGACCGCTCCTTGGATGATTGTCGACCAGCCCAGCGACGAACACTACGAGGTCGCCCGGACCCAGGGCTTTGACGATATGGTTCGCGGCCTGCGCCCCTCGCTCTTCTACCGAATGAACGAGGCCGCCGCCCCGGCCATCAACAAGCCGCTCAGCGTTAGCTCGACCAACAAGGCCGCAGCACTCAAGACAACTGGCGGCACGCCAACGTGGCAGATCGTGGGGCCCTTCGTCGGCTATGATCCGGGCAACTACGCCGTCGACCTGACGGGCGACACACTCACGGCCACAGATGTTAGCGCCGCCCAGTACATTGGCGACCGCACTCTGATCACCTTCCTCCAGCGTGGCGGCGAAGTGCGAGTTGGCGGCGCCAACGGCATGGCCGTCGGCATTGAGGGATCCGGATCCCATCGGTTCTACTATAGTCTCGGCGGCACAACGTACACCGGGACCGTCGAGGCTGAGGCGGATCTCTGGTACATGGTCATGCTCAACCGGGAAGGGACAACCCTGTGGCTTGAGGCGTGGTCAAGCACCGGCACCGCCGAGCAGAGCATTCAGTACTCGATCACGGACGCCACGGCGAAGACGCGCGAGGTTCGCGCAACGGGCGGGCCGGTCGGCCCCACGATGCTCTTCCCCCGCGATCTATGGCAGGGCGGCGGCGACGTTCCCGTTGAGGACATCCGTCAGGCCGCGTTCTATCCCCCGGAGCCCAATAGGATCGCCCCCCGCAACTTCCGGGTGACCCTCGACCACTCGCGCGTCGTGAAGAGCGCCCTCTTCCTGACCGCCGACAGCGCCGCCGACAAGGATACCGATCCCGATCCATACCTGCGCAGCTACGACGCCTTGAAGAACTCCGCCGGCTCCGGCCGCGCGTTCGAGCAGCGCCCCGGCGGCCCGCGGTTCGAGGCCACGGTCGAGGCGTCAACCATCCGCAGCTCAAACGCGACAACTCGCGGCAACGCCGTCGACCGGCTTGCTCGAGCCTACTTCACTACCCGCCGCAAGCCCGAGACCGGGATCCAGTTCACGATTCGCGGAGCAGATGCGTCGCAGCCCGGATTGGCCTATGGCTACAGCGGGGGCTGGCGCTACGCCGACGAGGGCGGCCTCGTCTATGTGCCAGGGTGGAAGCCTGGGCAGTTCGTCAGGATTCAGAATGACGCCCTCAGCATCAAGGCCAACTTCCTCATCGTGAGCGTCACCCAGACGTTCGAGCCCGGCGGCTTCATCCGATCCTTCCAGATCAGCTGCGAGAACCGCCCCAAGAACAGCGTCGCGCGACTCCTCGTCGCCGAGTAAGGAGCATCATGGTCGACCGCGTCGGAACCAGTTCTGGCAGCCTCTCCGAGCCAACCGGTGGCATCACCGATGAGCTCGGCAACGCGCTGCTCAGCACCGACACGACCAGCGGAGAGGCGCAGACGCTCGGGCCGCAGCTGACTCGCGAGATTGTCTTCGGGGTGCCCAATGCTGACTTCTCCACGCTACCAGAGGACCCGGGCGAGAACATCAGCGACACCAACGGGCTCCCCTACTACACGTTGATCCCCGGCAACGAGTGGGGGCTTCTTGCCCCCGACAATATCACGGCGCAAGTGGTCCCGAGCCCAATCACGACCCCGGCCGGAGTGGATCTACAGTTCACCATCGGCGCCGGCGCCGCGGAGAACGAGGCCCTCGCCATCGAGCGCTGGATCCCGATTGCGGCCGATCAACGCGGGAGTCTGGCAGCACGCGTGCTCGTCTCCGCTTATGTAGACGCCCTCGGGGCCAGCTTCGGGGAGTGCTACCTCATCACCGAGGCCGCCTACTACGCCGCAGACCGCGCGACCCTGCTCGACAGCTCGGTGGTCGAGGAGTCGTTCGTCTACTTCTCCGGAATCGACGAGCTTGGGAACTACGGCAAGACGATCGACCCCTACTTGGGCACAACCGTCCCCGCCGGCTCGGCATGGATTCGCGTCCGGGTGGGCGTTCGCGTCTTCGGCGGCGCAACGACCAGCACCGAACAGATCCACATCACCAACATTCGCGTCGCGCGCGCAGCGACCTCGCAGGAGTTCGTCGACAGCTTCCCGGTGGCCACTGGGGCCAACGCGCTACTCAATCTCGACTCCTCGGTCTTCACCATCAAGGTCAAGCGCGGCGAGAACACGACCATCGACCCGTGGTCGGACCTTGACGCCCTCTGGCAGGTCAGCCCCTTCCCCTCGACCCCGAGCGGCAATATGACGATCGGCACCTATGGCATCTCGCCGGATGGCGCCAAGTACAGCGACGGGGTGACTGTGGTTGCGGCGAACACGACCACGCAGCTCACCCTCAACAATGCCCCAGACGGCGGATCCCACAGTTTCACGACCCCCGTCTCGAACGAAGTCTATGCGGGCCACGGCACCTACCTGATTGTCGCCCGGGCCTCCTTTGAGTCGAACGGGACTGGCACCTTCCGCCGGCTCTTCCTCTACAAGAACGGCGGCTCGGTCGCGAACACCATCCTGACCGTCGACGCCTCGGCCGCCTACACCGTCACCGTCACCACCATCCAGCAGGTTGGAGACTCGGAGCCGATCGAGCTCTACGCCCGTCACGACGCCACCACCGCCCTCGACGTCACCCCGGTCGAGCTCTCGCTCATTCGCCTCGGCGACCTTTGGTAAGCCGCGGGGCTCCCCCCGGCCCCGCGATCCCCTAAGAACAGCAGCAGGAGGGGCCATGCGCCTGAAGGTCAAGAGTCAGATCCACGACAAGGAAGCCCGGCAGCAGGGTATCCTCGACGACTGCGGCCCGGCTGCAACTGCGGCCGCCATCGGCTGGGTCACCGGGGAGGACCTCGACGTTACCGCCTTCGTGGCCGAGTACACCAAGGTCGTCGGCCGTCAGGACAAGCAGGGGGTCAGCTCCGCCGGCGCTACCTTCGGCGAGAACATTAAGATGGCCGCCCGCCACGGCGCCAAGGGGACCTGGCCGAAGAGCTTCGAGCAGGTCGTCCGAGCCGCCCAGCTCGGCGCCGCGATCATCCTCAACGTCCAGGGGCCGAAGGGCTACCCGGTCGGGAAGATGTCCGCCTGGACCCGTAAGTGGATCGCCTACTGGACCAAGAAGGACCCCAAGAAGGTTGCCAAGGGCTTCGGCCACTACGTCACGGTCGTCTACTGCGACGACTGCGGCTGGCAGTACGCCGACCCAACGATGACCGGCAAGGGTAAGGAGGCGGAAGCCTTCCTCATCTCCCTGTCAGACTTCGAGGCCATGGCCTCGGGGAAGGGTCGCGCCAAGCAGAGCACCTGCGTGATCATCACCACGGCCCCGAAGAAGAAGCAGCCCGCGCCAGACGTCCCCCCCAAGGGGAAGGAGCCGCTCGTTCCAGTCCCGGCGCCGGTCGCTCCGACCCCTGCGCCAATCAGCCCGGCACCGGTCACCCCGGCGCCAGCCAAGCCGGTCCTCCGGCCAATCGTCGCGGCCGTTCGCCGCATCATCGACCGGCGGTTCGGCCGCGTCGCGAAGTAAGGAGATCACAATGGAAGCCAACACGTTCCTCGGCGATTTGACCACGGCACTGGTCATTGCGCTTGTCCCCGTTGCCATCGGCGCCCTCGGCTGGGTAGCCCGCACCGTCGTCACCTACATCAAGGCGCGCACAACCGCCGAACATTACGCCCTGCTTCGCCAGCTCGCATCGGCCGCGGTTCGAGCATCAGAGCAGGCACTCAAGGGCCGCGACGGGCAGACGAAGCTCGCCGCAGCGAGGGCAGTCGTCACCAACGCGCTCCTCGCCAAGGGCATCCGCCTCGACGAGGAGGCCGTCACCGCGGCAATCGAGGCGTCGGTCTGGATCGAGAAGGGCATCTTCGTGGACGCCGAGGCAGCCACGCCAGTCCTTGCCGACTCGATCCCGGCTGTCGACTTCACCGTCGAGAGCACCGGAGCCTAACGTGAAGATTATCGGGGCCTACGATCAGGGCGCGGACGGCGTCGAGCTGATTGTCCACCTGGACGAGACTCGCACCAAGCAGGGCCCGGACGGCGAGGGCGACCTTCGCCCCGACCCGGCCTGGCTTTGGCGTGCTATCGTCCCGGGCCAGGAGTGGCAGAACGATCAGCTCACCGCCCTTGCCCGCGTGGCCCGGCTTGCCGACCGCGAGGTCAAGCGCCGCAGCCGCACCAAGATTGACGCCCTAATCGGCGCTGACCTCGGCGCCTATCTCACCGACGCCCCGACGCCACAGCCAGAGACGCCGGACGATGTCACCTGAGATCGTCAACCTCCTCGGGCTGCTCGGCGGCGGCGCCGGCATTGCCGCGCTCGTCACCGCGCTCTTGACCGGCCGCGCCGTTGCCCGCAAGGCCCACGGCGACGCCCTCAAGAGTAGCGCCGAAGCGGTCGCCGTGCTAAGCTCGTCCATGACGGACGCCCTGGCCCGGCTTGAGCGAGAGACCGGGGAGCTCCGCAGCCACGTCGACCGGCTCGAGACCGAGCTCGCCGACAGCCGCCGGAGCGTGCTCGAGATGACCGACGCCCTGTCCGAGTTGACCGGGAGGATTGACGCGGCGCTCGATCTGCTCGATACTACACGAGACCCCGCAGCGGAAGCTGCGGCGCAGGTACTCAAGAAGCCGCGGCGGCCCCGGAAGCCAGCCGCAAAGAAGTAAGGAGGGGACATGAGCCGACGCATCTCCCAGATTCGCCGCTACATCGAAGAGGCACAGGGGACCCTCGGGCTTCTCGACCTGACCATCAAGGTCACCGACGAGCAGGCACCGGACGACACCTACGCCGACATCCTCGTCCACGACGAGGCGCCCGAGGCCACCATCCGGATCGCTCACGGCTTCTGGGCCCTTGCCGCTGAAGACCAGCGCCGGGTGATCGTCCACGAGCTCCTGCACTGCCATCTCGCGGCGATGGTCAACCTCAAGGATGACCTCGAGAAGACGCTCGGCACGGCTGCCTTCGACATCTTCGACTCGGCCTTCGAGCGCGCGCACGAGCGGACGACCGACAAGCTCGCTCGCCTGATGGCTCCACTCCTTCCCCTCCCGCCGAAGTTCGCGAAGAGCTGACCGATGCCGATGCTTGACTTCGCCTGCCAGAAGTGCGCCGCCCGCCTCGAGCTCACCGTAAGCATCTACGCCGAGCACCCGAAGGTGCACGAAGACTGCGGCGGCGAGCTGCGTCGCGACTACTCCGCCGGCCTCCCCGGCACCGTCTACAAGGGGACCGGCTGGGCCAAGCGCGACCACAAGATCCGCCGCCAGATCTAACTGCGCGGAATCCCCGCCAAGGCCCCTACGGGCCATTCTGCCGAAGTCCCTCGGGGAGCACCCACAATGAGCCCTCCGCGGCCTCTCCGGCCCTCCTGCGCCCCTTAGCGGGCCTCCGTAGAGCCGTCAGGCAAAGAAGAAGCCGGATCCCCCACCCTCCGGGGAATCCGGCCTCTTCACAAGGAGCTCGGCGGCCCATGAACAACCACCGAGGCTCCGACGTTATGCCCCCTGCTCGCCCTTGTCAACCCGCAGCGAAGGCGGCAGCTGACGGCGTCGGCGGCGCTTGCTCTTCCGGCGACGGGGACCATCGACCGGAAGGATTGACGTCATCTCCGGCTCGCGTCCGGCACCAGGCGCACCCGAGTCGCCGACCACCTGCATCACCGACGAGAGCGGCACCATCGAGACCCGGCGAATGTCATCCCAGCCGGATGGGTTGCCGGCGGTGATCACCCCAAGCTCGCGGCACCAGGCGCGGAAGGACAGAGCAGTCCGGCCGTTCTTCGTCTCGGTCTTCCAATGCGAGCGCAGCCACTTTGCTCCCTCGTCGTCAGCGTCCTTGAAGGCAGGGTTGCCCATCCACCCCATCAGCGCGGCTCCTCGTGATACCAGGAGAGCGCATCAGCCAGCCTGGCGTTCTCGTGAATAGCTCCCTCGACCGTGACCCATTCGATCCCGCACTTCGGCCCCATGCAGAGGCGTCGGCGATAGACCAAGCCGTCGCGCACGGTTGGCGTTGATCCCCCGCCGTAGCTCTTCGAGTCGCACTCGGGGCACAGGCGCTCGACCTCAGTTGCTGAGCGGGGCATGATCTACCTCCACGACTGCGGCCAGCACCGCGAGCGCCAAAGCGTGCGCTTCGAGTGGCGTGAGCTCTACGTCTCCGAACGGGGTCGAGATGATCACCATCTTCCCCTCAACTCCGACAATCATCGACCCCCCCTTCCCTTCCGCTGAGTCTTGCTCGGCATTGATACAAGATACCGCGAGACGCCGGTCCGCACAACCTTCCGCGGCTCGGCGATCCGAACGCCACGAATGCGAAGGCGGCGGCGCTCCTCGACTGCCTCAGCCGCGGCGGCGATCATGAACAGTGCGAAGAGGAAGACGAGAGTGACGAAGAGGAAGGCCATGGTTGATCTCCTTGCTGCGGCACCTCGGCCGCTGTACCCCCAGTCGCACCAGACGGCGCCCGGTGTCAACTTTGGTGCCACCCATAGCCCGCGGGGTGTTGATCGGCGCAGTTGATTGGTCACCCCTCCCCCCTGCACCCCCCTCCCTAATACACAGAAGAGAGAGTGCAACTATGTCTTTATGGGTGAGCCGAGCACGGAAGTGACCAACCCACGAGGGGAACCTGTGCGAAGTAGGGAGACCAGGACCGAGGACGGACCACCTCGAGGGCCGGGCTTGGTTCGGTCATTGAGGTGGTGGGGAGTACCCCCCCGGGCCGATTCTTGACAAGATCGACGACCCGGTGCGAATGGGGGGACCGGACCACAAGAGCCCGGACAAGTAAGGAGAACACCATGACCGACACCCACAAGATCCTCGGGGACATGATCGTCGTCACCGGCCGCAGTAAGGGCGAGAACGAGAAGGTGAAGCGCGCCCTCATCCGCTCAATCGTCAACGGCCACCCGGAACTGAACCCGACCGACGCCGAGCTGCGCAAGATCCAGAAGCGCCAGGCCAAGGCTGCCGCGAAGTGAGCCCCGACCCCATTGTCATCGTCGGCCTCGTCTTCAGCCTCGGAGCGCTTGCGTTCCTCTCGGCGATGGACGAGGCCGGCTACAGCTTCACCCGAGAGCCCCTGCGGTCGGAGGCCCCTAAGCCTCGCCGGCACCGCCGCGCTTCTCGGGTGAAGCCGCCCATCTACACCGACGCCACCGGCGTCAAACGGCGGAAGACCCTCCGCTAAGGCGATCCAAGGTGAGGCGCTGCCTCATCTATGCTGATCCCCATCCTGCTCACCGCAGCCCTCAGCGTCTGGCCGCAGCCGGACGTCAGTGGCGTTGCGAGCTGGTACGGCAACCCCGCCCGCTACGGAGCCCCCGCGATCGCCTGGTACACCCGGGAGAGCGAATGGGGAGCGCCGGTCAAGTTCTACGCCGCGGCCGGCCCGGAGCTTCGCCGGATGATCGGAGACTCCAACCCCTACCATGAACACTACCCCCTCATCGTCACCAACCGGAGGACCGGCGCCCGGATCCAGGTCCAAGTCGTGGATTGGTGCGGCTGTAGCAAGGGCAAGCCGGGAGAGAAGCTCATCGACCTCAGCCCCGCCGCCTTCCTCGCCGTCTGCGGTCCGCTCAGCCGAGGCATCTGCTCGGTCACCGTTGCGCCGATCCGCCCCCTCGTGGTACGATACCCCCAGGAGGGCCGCTGGCCCTATGCAGTCTGGGGGGTACCACGTGGATCGAATCATCATCGCGCTCATCGTCTCGCTCGCTCTCCTCTTCGCAACGGGGACCGGCGTGGTTAGGGCCGCCAACAACTCGGGGGATAGCGACACCACCGTCACCGTCGGCCTGGTCTCCAAGACGAGCGGCCTCATCCCGCGAGTAACACTCGCGTGGGGCTCCGCGTCCGAGACCATCGTCGTCCAGACCAACAGCTCGAAGGGCTACCGCCTCGTCGTCCGAGCCGTCGGCCTGAAGAACGGGATCGGGATCAGTCTCGCCGACGTCAAGGTCGTCCTTCGCAAGGTGTACGGAGCGACCCGCTCCTACGCCACCGGCAGCACCGCCGGCAGCACCGGACGCACCGACAAGCGGGGCGACGTCTACGAGCTTCGCGTCACGGTCTGGCAGCCTATCGGCTCGCCGGTCGTGACCCTTGCCTACAGCTACGAGGTGACCCGATGAGCCGCGTCAAGGAGCTGGCGATGGAAGCCGAGGAGCACGACCAGGACCGCACCGAGTGCACCATCTGCGGGCACTTGCCGGCCTCGACTCCGCCCTGCTACGAGTGGGAGCGGGTCCAGGCGCCGGCCAACTACCGAGAGGCACCCGAGCCAATCCCGGCCCCGCTCAAGAGCCAGACCCCCCTCGTCACCCCCTGGCACGGCTGTTGACGGTCGGGGCCGACCAGGCCCCGTTCGCTTGACGTATTGCGGAGCCGCACCCGAAAACTGCGCAGATCGCACAACAGTGCGACGTAGGTAGAGGAGCAACCGCTCCTCATCAGCACAAGGGGATAACCATGAACCGTAAGACCAAGACCAGCAAGCGCCGCCAGGCCAAGGCCGTCGAGATGATCCAGTGCCGGGACTGTGAGATCCACAAGCCCGAGACCGAGGAGCACTACTACTTCAGGAGCAGCGGCAAGCGCGACGGCCTGCGCTGCCGCCCGTGTCACTCCCGTGATAAGAACGCCGACAACCGGCGGGTCCGGGACCAGGTCCTCGAAGCCTACGGCTGGGCATGCGCATGCTGCGGCGAGGCCCGGTATGAGTTCCTTGAGATCGATCACGTCAACGGCGACGGGGCAGCCCACCGCCGCGAAGTGGGCGGAGCTCTCGCATCACTCCGCGACATCATCAAGCAGGGGTTCCCTGACCGGTATCAGGTCCTCTGCGCTAACTGCAACCGCGCGAAGGGGGCAGACCGGATCTGCCCACATCAGACGGAGCGCGAGGCAGCGATCACCCAGGCGCACCGTCGGGTGGCCTGAGCCGGCGCACGGGGGCGAGCAGGCGCGATCCACTACGGACGCCCGCCTCTCGCCTCCGCCACCCTCCGGCGTGATCGAGTGACGACACCCGCCTATCCCCCGGCGGGCGGTCCTTCGGGATCAGTCTCTCAGGCGGGGCGGGCGTTCACTAACCGGGGAAGAGAGGGACAAGATGACCGGACTCAAGAAGCCGTGCCTCGTCTGCGGGCAGCCCGGCCCGGCATCGTGGTGCGAGGCCCATCGCCCTATTCGCCCCCGTCGCAAGACCAAGTACAACCACGCCTGGCGGAAGACGAGCCAGGCCGCACGCAAGGCCCAGCCTTGGTGTTCAGTCCTCGGCTGTTGGTCCACCGACCTGACGGCCGACCACGTCAGGCCGCTCGGCAAGGGCGGCGAACTACTCCCAGACCCGTCCGGGATCATGGTCCTATGTCGTGCTCACAACAGCGCGAAGAAGGACCGCACATGACAGGGGGGAGGGGGGTCGGAATGTTGGAGGGCAAATACGCCCGCAATCCAGACAGCAGGCGGGGAAACGCGAACATCGAGTTTGACTGTTCCTGTGACAGCTCAGGCAGGGGGAAGGAGATCGAATGAGCAAGACGCCAAGCGCTTGGAAGAACCGCATCATCGAGGTCGGTGAGGCCGATCCGCGTACCCTCGAGCCGAACCCGCGCAACTGGCGGAAGCATCCGCAGAAGCAGCGCGAGGCGGTTCACGGCGCCATCACCGAGCTCGGCTGGCTCATCCCCGTCATCGTCAACCGCACAACCGGCCGACTGGTCGACGGCCACCTCCGGGTCAGCCTTGCCGCCGGCCGCGGCGACCCCACTGTCCCGGTCGCCTACGTCGAGCTCACCGAGGCGGAAGAGCTTGCCGCCCTTGCCTCCATTGATCCACTCGGTGACCTTGCCCGGCGCGACTCCGCCGGCCTGCGCGAGCTGATCGAACAGGTCACCGTGACCGATGACGAGCTTGCCACGTTCCTCCAGCAGGTCGACCGGTGGGCCGCCTCCGACATTGAGGGCACTGCCGAGAACCGCGGCAAGACCAACAACGAGAAGGGCGCCGCCTTCGAGAATGAGCTCGCCAACAAGCTCGACGGCGAGCGCACCGGTGGGGCTCACGATGGTGGCCGCGACGTAGACACCGACGCCTACGCAATCCAAGCGAAGGCCGGCAAGAGCTACTTCCCTGAGCGCCTCTACGGCTTCCTCACCGCGATCCCGACCCGCGTCGGACAAGGCCGCGCCCTGATCGTCGGCGACGACGTGGCCCCGGGCGAGAAGCGCCGCGCGGTCGTCATCATTGAGCTCGAGCGCTGGCGTCAGGCCGAGGCACTCGGAGATGACCCCTTCGCAAACCCGGAGCCGGACAAGTGACCGCCCCCCGCAACGTCGTCCTTCGTGGCAACTGCCTCGAGGTCATGCGCGGCCTCCCGGCCGACTCGGTCGACGCCGTTGTCACCGACCCGCCCTATGAGCTCGGCTTCATGGGGAAGAGCTGGGACAGCGCCGGCGTCTCCTACGACCCCGCCACCTGGGCAGAGGCGCTCCGCGTCCTCAAGCCGGGCGGCCACCTCCTCGCCTTCGGCGGCTCCCGCACCTACCACCGGATCGCCGTAGCGATTGAGGACGCCGGCTTCGAGATCCGAGACTCGCTGATGTGGATCTATGGCTCGGGGTTCCCGAAGAGCCTGGACGTGTCGAAGTCGATGGACAAGCGCCGCAACGACCGCGCGGCCGTCTACGCCGTCACCGCCTTCGTCCGGGCGGCCAGGGATGCAGTCGGCAAGAGCAACCGAGATATCGACGCCCACTTCGAGTTTGCCGGAATGGCCGGCCATTGGACGAGCAACACCAGCCAGCCTGCCTGCCCCACTTGGGACCAGTGGCTCGAGCTCCAGCGCCTCCTCGACTTCGGTACGGAGATGGACCAGACTGTCCTCGAGCTCAACGGCCGCAAGGGCACGCCGGGCGAAGCGTGGGCCGAGCGGGAAGTAACCGGGGCACATACACGCCCCGCAGCCGCCCAGCAGTGGAAGGCGAACAATGGCGAGGCCGCCGATTTGAATGCCAAGGAGCAGCGCGACAAGCCGGCGACCGAAGATGCCAAGCGCTGGGAGGGTTGGGGCACCGCCCTCAAGCCTTCGCACGAGCCGATCGTCCTTGCCCGCAAGCCGCTGATCGGCACAGTCGCCGAGAACGTGTTGGCCCACGGGACCGGGGCGATCAACATCGACGCAAGCCGGATTGAAGGCGACTACCAAGGGCGCGGCGGAGTTCGACCCAAGACACGGGGCTATGTTGGAATCACAAGCACCGAGATGATTCCGGCAAGCGAGGCTCACGACGCCGGCCGCTGGCCGGCCAACACACTCTGGGACGAGGAGGCTGCGGCAGTGCTTGACGCCTCGACGACGGCCCAGCCCTCCCGCTTCTTCTACGTTGCCAAGCCAGGCAAGAAGGAGCGCAACGCGGGGGGCGCAGCCAACATCCACCCTACCGTCAAGCCGATCGCCCTCATGCGCTACCTCATCAAACTGGTCACCCCTCCGGGTGGCGTTGTCCTCGACCCATTCCTTGGCTCCGGCACAACCGCCTGCGCCGCCGTGCTCGAGGGCTTCGACTATATCGGGATCGAGATGACCCCGGAGTATGCCAACATCGCCGAGGCCCGGATCGCCCACTACAACAAGGAGGACGAAGAGTGACGACCACCATCCTTACCAGCGAGAGCGTCACGGGCGGACACCCCGACAAACTGTGCGACCAGATCAGCGACGCGGTTCTCGACGCCTACCTTGCGCAGGACCCGGCCGCCCGGGTCGCCTGCGAGACGGCCGCGTCCGGCAACCGGGTTTGGATCTTCGGCGAGATCACCAGCACGGCCACCGTCGACCTCGAGGCCGTAGCCCGCGGCGTCATCCGTGCCACTGGCTACCGTTCGGCAGACGAGGGGATCGACCCAGCCACCGCCGAGATCCTTGTCACTGTGCGGCAGCAGTCGCCCGACATCGCGGCCGGTATTGCCGGGGCCGAGCTTGGCGCCGGTGACCAGGGGGTCATGTTCGGCTATGCTTGCAACGAGACCCCTGAGCTGATGCCGCTCCCGATCAGCCTTGCCCACGCCCTTGCCTCTGCGTTGACCAACGCCCGGACCACCGGGACAATCCGCGGCCTGCGCCCTGACGGCAAGACACAGGTCAGCGTCGTGTACGAAGATGGGCGCCCGGTTGGCGTGTCTTCGGTCGTCATCAGCACGCAACACGAGGAGTGGGTCGAACTCGATTCCCTCCGCGCACAGCTGCGCCGCCTTGCCATCGCCACCATCCCGCCACAGTTCCTTGGCAGCGATACCGTCTACCATCTCAATCCGGCCGGCCGCTTTGTCTTGGGTGGACCCGCCGCCGATGCCGGTCTTACTGGCCGCAAGATCATCGTGGACACCTACGGGGGAGCGGCCCGCCACGGAGGCGGAGCCTTCTCCGGCAAGGACGCCACCAAGGTAGACCGCTCGGCCGCCTACGCCGCCCGGCAAGCGGCCAAGAGCGTGGTCGCCTCGGGTTTGGCTACGCGCTGCGAAGTGTCGCTCTGCTATGGTATCGGCGTCGCCCAGCCCTTGGCTGTGAACGTCGACACCTTCGGCACCGGCACCAAGAGCGCCGAAGAGATTGCCGCTATTGTTGCCGCCTCCTTCGACTTCCGGCCCGCGGCAATCATCGAACGCCTTGGCCTGCGCCGACCGCTCTACCTCCCTACCGCAACCTTCGGCCACTTCGGCCGCTCCCACCTCCCGTGGGAGAAGGTCAAGGATCTCCGCTGATGGGCCGCCGCGGACCACGCCCGACACCGTCTGCCATCGTCAAGGCGCAAGGCGGCCACATCGACAAGAAGGAGCCAGTGCCGGCACCGGCCCACCTCACGCCGCCCGACGACATTAGCGACGACGCCCGGATCATCTGGGTCGAGACTGCTGCCGCAATCGGCCACACGGGTGTCATCACCGCCGTCGACCTCGAGGGCCTTCGCGCCTACGCGGAGTCGGCTGCCGCCTGGCGCAAGGCCACCGCCCTGGTCGCTCGCGGTGGTCCGCTCATCAAGGGGCGCAACGGCGATCTCGTCCGCAATCCTGCCGCGATCGTGATGAAGCAGCAGGGCGAGCAGATGCGCGCCTGGGCTCGCGAGCTCGGCCTCACTCCGGCAAGCCGCGTCGGTCTTCAGCAGAACCTCGAGAGCGGTCAGCACGCCGGTGCGAACGCCAAGCTCGAGGCCATCCTCGGCGCCGCCTTCATCGCGACCCGGGAGATCCCGCAGCCGCGTAAGGTGCGCAAGGTCCGGGCCACCAAGCCAAAGCCAGGGGGTTGATCGGTATGACCACCCGTGCTACTCTTCAGACTGGGGGCCCCTATGGCTAAGCGCCCAACCACTCCGCCAACCCACGGCCACCTCCTCGTCGAGTTCGTCGAGTCCTTCTGCCGCGTCCCGGCCGGAGAGCTTGCCGGTCAGACGATGAGCCTCCTCCCCTTCCAGCGCGAGCTGGTCGACTCCCTCTTCGAGGTCGGGGCCGACGGGATTCGGCGCTACCGCCGCGCGTTCATCGGGATGCCTCGAGGCAACGGCAAGTCCGGCCTCGTCGCCGCGATGGCCCTCTTCGGCCTGTTCGATCCGCTCCACGTCGGCGCCCAGGTGGTGGTCGGCGCCGGCGACCGGCAGCAGGCCCGCATCATCTTCGACGCAGCCCGGCGCATGGTCGAGCTTGATCCGGTTCTCTCGCAGCGGCTGAAGGTGTTCCGCAACTACATCGAGGAGCCGATCCGCGGCGGCACCTTCCGCGTCCTCTCGGCCGACGCCCCTCGCGCCGAGGGCCTCTCGATCTCGCTCGGGATCGTCGACGAAGTCCACGTCCAGAAGTCCGACGCCCTCTGGTCGGTCCTCGCCCTTGGCGCCTCCAAGCGCCGCAACTCCCTGCTCGTCGGGATCACCACCGCCGGCCGCAAGACTGACAGCTCCGGCAACGACTCACTCGCCTATCGTCTCTTCCAACTCGGTCGGCAGATTGAGTCGGGCGAACGCGAGGACCTCAAGGACTTCTACTTCCGTTGGTGGGGCGCTGATCTCGACGGAGGGGACGACCCGGCGGATCCGAAGGTATGGGCGAAGGCGAACCCGGCGTACGGCATTCTCGTCCCACCCGAGGCGTTCGAGTCTGACGCAAAGGGCGGCGTGCCCTGGTCCGACTTCCTCTCCCGTCGTCTCAACGTGTGGCCGTCGGGCTCCGAGGGATGGCTTCCACGCAACTCCTTCCTGGCCTGCCGGAGCGATCGCCGCCTGACCGCCGAGGAGCCGATCGTCCTGGGCTTCGACGGATCCTGGCAGCACGACAGCACCGTGATCGTCGGGGTCAGCATGGACGGCCACATCGAGCTGCTCGCCCTCTGGGAGAAGCGGCCCGAGGACCTCGACTTCCAGGTCCCGATCGCCGAAGTTGAAGAGCGCCTGCGCGAGCTCTGCTCAAGCTTCAACGTCGTCGAGATCGCAGCCGATCCGTTCCGCTGGGCGAAGAGCCTGCAGCAGCTCGAGGCCGAGGGGCTTCCGGTCGTCTCATTCCCGCAGTCCGGCAGCCGGATGATCCCGGCGACCGGCGGCTTCCGAGACTCAGTCACCAGCAAGACCATGACCTGGGGCGGCGAGCGCCGCCTTGCCGCCGCCCTCGAGCGCCACGTCGCAAGCGCGGTCATCCGGCAGGACAACCGAGGCGCCCGTCTGGCCAAGGAGTCGAAGTCGTCCGGGCGCCGCATTGACGCAGCAGTGGCCGCCGTCATGGCCCTGGACCGTGCCCGATGGCACGCCTCCGAGAAGCTCAAGACACCACCGAGGGCGATCCCTCGGGTTACCTTCCTCGACTAACCGCGGCGAGCACGAGCCCCCCGCGATCACCTACGAGGCCAGCGCAAAGGAGGAGCAACATGTTCTCTACCGTCCTCGAGGCCGCCGGCCTCCTACTGATCGCCGCCGCGGCCTGGACCGTCGGCCCAACCCTGGGACTGTTCGTCACCGGGGCCTTCCTGGTCCTCACCGGACTCGCAGCCGATAGGAGCACTAAGTGAGCATCATCCGCCGCGCGCTCTCCGGGTCCACCCGGGCCATCACCCCGAACCAGGCATTCGTCACCTCTACCGCCTGGAGCAGCGACAACAGTCGCGTGACCCAGGATAGCGCCCTCGGCATCGCCGCAGTCTACGCGGCGGTCCGCCTCTACGCTGACACCATCGCCAGCCTTCCGGTTGGCGCCTACGTGCGCGTCAACGGCGAGCGCCGCCCCTACTTCCCGCGCCCGGCCTGGCTCGACAACCCGGTCCCGCAGAACCCCAACTTCACCGGCTTCGACCTGCGCCACCGCATCGTGACGAGCCTGCTCACCGACGGCAACGCCTTCCTCCTGACCATCCGCGACGAGCGCGGTGAGATCACCGAGGTCCACGCGCTCGACCCCCGCAACGTCGAGGTCGGGCTGAACCCAGACCGCTCGCCGTTCTACAACATCCTCGCCGGCACCGGCACCAGCCGCCTCACCGCCGACGAGATCGTCCACATGACGCTGTTCGCAACGGGCGACGATCAGCGGGGCCTCTCACCAATCCAGCATCACGCCCGCACCCTCGGCATCGCCATCGCCGGCGAGCAGTTCTCCGAGAAGTTCTTCAGCCAGGGCGCCACAGTTGGCGGCGTGGTCGAGGTCCCCGGCGAGCTCACCCCCGAGCAGGCCGCCGAGATCCGCGAAGGCTTCGCCGGTCGCCATGAAGGTGTCGCCAAGGCGCACCGCGTCGCGGTCCTCTCCGGTGGCGCGAAGTTCGAGACGCTCCCGATCCGCGTCAGCGAGCTCGCCCTCATCGAGCAACTTGGGTGGACTGTGGAACAGGTCGCGCGCATCTACGCCGTGCCCCTGGCCCTCTTGAGCGTCTCGACCCCCGGTGCGCAGAGCTACGCCTCGGTCGAGGCCCAGCTCTCGGCCTGGCTCCGGACCGGACTCTATCCGCTCATCGTTCGCATCGAGGCCGGCCTTCAGCGCCTCGTCGTGGGCGACACCACCTTCATCCGCTTCAACCCGGACGCCCTGCTCCGACCGACCACCCTCGAGCGCTACCAGGCGCACGCGGTGGCGATCAGTAACGGGTGGGCCTCGCCGAACGACGTGCGCAAGCTCGAAGACGTTCCGCCCTACGAAGGCGGCGACGAGTATCTCCGTCCGCTGAACCTCGCGCCGGTAGCCACCGCCGAGATCCAGGCGAAGGCGTCGCTCTACGCGAGCCTCATCGACGCCGGCATCGATCCAGCTGAGGCGCGACGCCTCTCCGGACTGTAAGGAGCACCCAATGCCGTACGAACTACAATCAGGCCGCGACGACTGCGAAGGCGTCGCCGTGGTCAAGTCCGAGACCAATGAGATCGTTCCCGGCGGCTGCCACGCCACCGAGACCCAGGCCACCGCGCAACTCACCGCCCTCAACATCGCCGAGGCCGAGGAGCGCTCGATCGACCTGCTCGCCAAGATGCGTCGCAGCGCCGAGCTCGGGCTCAAGTTCTACGCCGAGGGCAAGGGCGGCGACGGACTCACCGACCAGACCGTCGAAGAGGCCCGCGACATCGCCGCCGGCCGCATCACCGAGGACAAGGTCAACCGCATGGCCGCCTGGATCGCGCGACACCGCGCCGACTGGGAAGGCGTCGCACAGAACAGCGACCCCGCCGACGAGCGGTTCCCCGGCCCCGGCGCCGTGGCCGCCTACCTCTGGGCCGTAGACCCGACCGACGCCGAGGACGCTGATCGTGTGCTCGCATGGGTCGAGCGCTATCAGGCATCCGAGGAAGGCGAAGCAGAAGACGAAGACACCCGAGAGGAGAAGCGCCCCATGACCCAGAAGCCCGCCGCCCTACCGGTCGGCATGGAGTACCGCACGACCAAGACATCCGCCCTCACCGTCCGCGATGACGGTCGGACCTTCTCCGGCTACGTCGCGCTCTTCGACAGCCCTTCGGAGGGTCTCGGCTTCACCGAGGTGATCAAGCCGACCGCCTTCAACCGTACCCTCTCCCGCGCCGAGCGCGGCGAGGCCAACATCGTCGCCCTCTACGGGCACGACCCGATGGAGTTCCTCGGCTCAACCGCCGCGGGGAACCTCACCCTTCGCACCGACGAGACCGGTCTCATCGCCGAGCTCTCGCTCCCAGCCACGCAGCGCGGCAACGACCTTGCCGCCCTCTTCGACGCCGGCGAGGCCGTCTCGATGGGCATGAGCTTCGGCTTCAGCATCCCAACCAAGAACGGCGAGAAGTGGGACGAGGACGGCGCGGTCCGCGAGCTGCGCGAGATCCGTCTCCACGAGGTCAGCCTCCTATCTGGCGGCCAGACCCCAGCCTATCCTGCCACCATCGGCCTCGGCTCCGTGCGCGCCCTTGCCGCCCGCCTCGACGTCTCACCGGAGGAGGCACGCGACGCAGTCGACGCACTTCTCTCGGGCGACGTCACCCGCACCGCGATCCTCGTCCGCGCCCTTGGCGCCGACAATGAGGAGGAGCCAGTCGTCGCACCAGTCGCGGACGAACCGGCCCTCACCGCGATCATCGAAGAGGAAGCATTGACACCCGTCGTGCCGCCCTCGACGCTTGCCTACCTCGCCTCCATTGAGGCGCGGCGCAAGTAATCAACAACGGTCGAGGCCCGGCCAAGCGGCTCAGCGCGAGCTCCCCGCAGCGGCTCCCCGGAGATCGGATCAATCCAACCGGATAGCAAGAAGGAGTCCTACAATGGACAAGGTCATCGCTGCCCGCGCCGAGGCACGTGCCGCCCTCTGGACCGAGGCTAAGACCCTCGCCGAGACGGCCGCTGCTGAGAAGCGCGAGCTCACCCAGGAAGAGACCGCCGCATTCGAGGCCAACACGGCCAAGATCGACGAGCTCGACGCCTCCATCAAGACACTGTCGGCCCAGGCCGACGCAGCGGCTGCCGCCGAGGAAGTCCGCGCGAAGTTCGCGTCGGTGCTCACCCCAGCCAAGCCAAAGCCAGCAACTGACGACAACACGGAGCTCCGCCGAATCGCCCGCGAGGGTGGTACGATTGAGTACCGCGACATCTCCCGCTCGACCTTCACCAATCCGGTGTCGGTTGCGGACCGTGTCTGGGTCACTGCAGGCCAGGTGAACCCGTTCCTCAACCCAGCGGTTGTTGACGTGATCACCCTGTCGACCGGCAATCAAATCAGCTTCCCACGCGTTACCGCTCTTGGCACTGCCGCAGCGGTAGCCGAGGCTGGCTCGATCGGCGAGTCGGACGGCACGAACTCAACCCTTAACCTCACCGCGGCCAAGTACGCCACCCTGCTGCAGCTCACGGACGAGATCGTCCAGGACGCAGCCTGGGACGTCTCGGCCTACGTGGCTGAGAAGGCCGGAGCCGAAGTCGCTGTTGCCCATGGCGCAGTTGCTGGCCCAGCCGTCGCAGCTGCCGCAACGGTCGGCAAGCAGGGCGCTGCCATCACCCCAGCGTACGCGGATCTCATCGATCTCGTATACTCGGTCAAGCAGCAGTACCGCCGAGCCCCAAAGCGCGGCTTCCTGTGCAACGACGCGACGCTCGCGGGCCTTCGCAAGATCCTGGACGGCAACGACCGGCCAATCTTCGAAGCCGGCAACGTTGGTCAGCCAGACACGATCCTCGGGATCCCAGTCTACTCGGCCGCACTCGCGGACAACGGTGACGAGGCCCTGAGCCTTGTCTTCGGTGACCTCGGTGCCGTGAAGACTGCCCTCGTGGGTGGCGTTCAGATCGCCAGCTCGACGGACTTTGCGTTCGCTAACGGCCTTGTGACCTTCCGGGTCCAGGTCCGCGGCGTGACCGGTCTCGTCGACCCGAACGCGGTCAAGAGCTTCAAGGGCGCCAACGTCTGATCGTTGACACCCTGACTGTTCGGGGGTCGGGCTTCGGCCCGGCCCCCGGCAGCAGAAGCAAGGAGGGGGAAGATGTTCATCCGGATGCTCTTCGAGATCACAGGGACCCGCAACGGGCAGCCCTGGCCGAAGCGCGGCGGACTCATCGACCTCCCAGCGAGCGAGGCGAAGAACCTCATCGCACAAGGACTCGCAGTCCACATCGACGCTCCGGTCGAACTGGCCGAAGCAGCACCGGCGACCATCGAGGTCGCTATGATTCCGACGGTCCGCAAGGCCCGCGGGAAGAGGAGCTAACATGGCAGTTACCAGCACACAGGTCGCAACCAACGCCTCCACCGCCACCCTTCTGGTCACTGCGGACGTCGACGGATGCCGCCTGATCGTTCATCACCAGGGCGCCGGCACCGTCTACCTCGGCGGCTCGAACGTCACCGCCTCCAACGGCATGGGCCTTGATACCGGAGCCGGTCCCACGGCAATCACCCTCGGCGCGAACGACAAGCTCTATGGCATCGCAAGCGCGGGCACCCCAAGCATCCAGATCCTGATCATCGGGAACGTCTAACATGGCCACCTACATCAGCCTCGCGGACGCCAAGCGCCAGCTCGACATTGCCGACGCTGCCGACGACGCTATCCTCGAGCGACTGATCACGGCCACCAGCGCGCTGATTGACAGCTACACCAACCGCCGCTTCGATAGCGCGGTCGAGACCCGCTACTACACTCCGGAAGACGCCGGCATCGTTCGGATCGACGACCTGGTCAGCGCGACCGAGGTCAAGACCGACGACAACGCGGACGGCTCCTACGAGACTACCTGGACCGCCGGCACCGACTACGTGTCGCTCCCGGAGAACGCCAGCACCGACGGACTCCCCTTCAATCACGTCTCGACGACCCCCTGGGGGACGAAGAGCTTCCCGGTCGGGACCCTCAAGGGCCTCCGAGTCGTCGGCACCTGGGGCTTCCCGGCCGTGCCGGAGCCGGTCAAGATCGCCTGCCTCATTCAGGTGATGATGCTCTATCGTGCGAAGGAAGCCCCCTTCGGCGTGATCGGCAGCGCGGAGACCGGAATCATCCGGCTCGGTGCCCGCCTCCACCCCGAGGCTGCCCTCCTGCTCGAGCCGTACCGCCGCCGCACCGGGCTCGCCTACTAATGAACGACCTACTCCTCCACCAGAAGCTTGCCGACGCGATCCAGAACTTCGGTCCTCCCCAGGGCTACGAGCCGATCCGCGTGGCCTACATCGTGCCCCCTGATTCCATCAGCGCCAACCCCGCCCTCTGCGTGCTCCCCTCGTCCGACGCGATCACCTACGGAGCAGCCAACCGCGTCACGACGATCCGGGCGGCCGCGAGGGTCTACCTCCGGCCAACCAGCGACAATACGCGACGGTTTAGCACGCTGATGGCGTGGCGGAGCCGCCTCCGGGATGCAGTCCTCTCGGACTTCACTCTTGGCGGGAGCTGCGATCTGGCTCGGGTAACCGAGACGCGGATCGACAACGAGGACTACGGAGGCGAGCCCTTCATCTACGCAGAAGCAACCGTCGAGATCACCAAGGCCGAACACGTCAGCATCAGCTGAACAGAAGGAGACCCACAATGGCTAACGGCACCACCCTCTTCAGCAAGATCGTCGTCCAGACCGAGCCCGCCTACGGCACGGGCAACGCGGCGAACGTCGCCGAGTACGGCCGCCGCCTCATGGTCTCCCCGACCGGCGTGATCAACCTCGGCCAGACGTGGGACATCGGCGAAGACCGCACGGTCGGCGTCCGCACCCCTGTCATCACCGGCCGCTCGACCCTGACTGAGACGTCGCCCGAGTTCAGCCTCGAGGCCCCGGCCGTCCCAACCGACGAGCTTCCAATCTACCTCAGCGCCATCCAGGAGATTACCCCCGTTGACAACGAGGACGGCTCATGGACCTGGACTTGGACCCCGGGTATGGACGGCAGCGCCACGGCGCCGGTCTCCCTGCACGCGCTCGTCACCGACGGCAACCAGGGCTACCACGTCACCGGTATCCTTCCGTCGTCCGTCACCCTCTCCGCCGAGTCGGGCGGCCTGACCTCGTTCGGCCTCGCCGGCTTCGCGAAGGACGTCGCCAAGACGGCCACCGCAGTCACCGCCGGCCTTCCAACGGTCACGCCGCGCTCGATCGCCGGACGCACCTGGACCGCCTACACGGAGACCGCGTTCGCCACCGGCGACACCGCCTTCGACTACCTCTACGACTGGTCACTCGAGCTCTCGAGCGGCCTCGGCCCGATCTTCAGCCAGGTCGGCTCGACGGTCAACGCCGGCTACAACCAGTTCGCCACCGCCTTCGGCGGCACGCTCTCGCTCACGGTCGGCTCGAACCCGGCCGCGATCAGCGAGTTCTACGACAAGCTCGGCGGGACCGTCTGGCTCCGCCTTGCCTTCGCCGACGCCGGCAGCCCGGCGCACTCGGTCGACATCTACGTCGCGGGCATTGTCCGCAGCGTGGAGCCGATCACCGGCGATGTCGACGGTCTAACGACCTACGCCATCGAGGTGGCGGTCGCCTACGATCCGGCCGCCGACAAGGCAGTCGAGATCGAGATCGTCAACGAGCTCAGCAGCCTCCCAGTTCCGGACTGATCCGGGACTCGGGGGGGATAGCATAGGAGGGGAGACCCAATGTCACAGATCAAGGCCGCCGCGCGGCGCACCCCAAGCAACATTCGCGTCGAGTTGACCGGCGACTTCGCCGGCTACTGGGCCGAGACCCGGTCCGCTAAGGACCTCCCGGCCCGGATCTACGGCGAGCTCGCCGGGATCTCGGACGACGACAGCTCGGCGATCCTCAAGCTCGCCGCAGTCATGGACCGCATCGTCGTGTCCCACAACTTCCCAGACGTCACGACCGGCGAGCTTGCCGCAAGCATGCTCGACGTCGCACCCGACGCCCTGGCCGGCCTC